GACGGCACGAACGCGCCTGGAACCAGATGGCGTCATCCTCATTATCATGACTAGGTGGCATGAAGATGACCTTGCCGGACGCTTGATCGCAGAGCAGGAATCAGATCCGCTGGCAGATCAGTTTCTAAGGGTTTCTTTCCCTGCGATCTGTGAAAGTAAAGACGACCCACTGGGGCGTGCAATCGGTGAGGCCTTGTGGCCAGAGCGCTACCCGATAGCGGAACTCGAGCGGATCCAGGCATCCGTTGGTACCTACGTATTCTCAGCGTTGTTCCAGCAGCGGCCTGCGCCGAAGTCAGGCGGCATGTTCCAGCGCGAGAACTTTCAGACAGTGCAGTCCCACCCGCGTCGCCTCAAGAAGGTGGTACGGCATTGGGACTTTGCAGCGACTGACCAGCAGTACTCAGATTACACATCTGGGGTGAAGATGGGGATCACAGACGATGGTGACATCTACGTCCTCGACGTGCAACACTTCAAGGGAACCCCTAAGCGTGTGCAGGACGTATTCCGGCAAACCGTGCGCAAGGATGGTCGCGGCACGAAGCAGCAGATCGAGAAGGAACGAGGATCTGCCGGGACCCACGTGGTCGATACCTACTCGCGGATGATGGCAGGATACGACGTGAAGGGCAAGTTGCCATCTGGCGACAAGGAGGTGCGGGCAGGCCCGTATTCGGCGGCGGTCGAGCGTCACGACGTTTACCTGGTCGAGGCGCCCTGGAACGAGGACTACTTGCAGGAGCACGAGTCCTTTCCCTATGGGCGCAATGACGACCAGGTAGATGCGTCATCAGGCGCCTTCGAGATGCTTGCTTCACGGCGCGGAAAGCTTGTATCATGGTGAGGTGGACAGCAAGGAATCTGCCTTCGAGATGCCATCGTGGTTCGCCAAGGTACGGGCAGTTGCTCTCCTAGTGATTGGTATTGTGATGATCCTCCATGAGACGATTGCTCAGGATACGCCGGTACGTGTCGTCGTTATCATTGCCGCCTTCCTCCTGATGGGATTCTCAGCAGCAGACGTTGCTTCTCTATGGAAACGCGAAGTTTGATGAATCTGGTAACTCGTGAAACGCGCGCTAACGTCATCCTGCGGGTGCAGAGGGGTAATCCCCTTCCCCCGTTTGACCTTGCAGTCACGTGCGCACGTGTGTATGCTGATAGGCAGTAACTGACGAACGGGAGACGCGTGCCACGATCAGACCTCGATTGGGCGATCCGCCAGTTCAAAGGCAATGACCGTATGCCCCGTTACGCCCTGCGGTGTGCCTACTACGACGGAAACCACCGTCTTGCTTTCGCTACTGAGAAGTTCCGCAACGCCTTCGGTCACCTGTTCCGGGAGATCGCAGACAACTTGTGCCCGACGGTAGTTGACGCAGTTGCAGATCGCATGGTCATCCGAGGATTTACCACCAACCAGGCAGTCGTCAAGATCGAACCAGTCGTGACGCCGCCACCTCCCGAAGGTTCCCCGCAACCAGGCCCCCAACCAGATGGAACTGTTATTCCTCCGCCGCAGCAGAAGATGCGCGCCGTCACCATCGACCCGGTCGCTAAGGCAGCATGGGACCTGTGGGAGGAGATGGAAATGGATACCATCTCAGGCGAGGTCCACACGGAGATGCTCAAGGCAGGCGAGTCCTACGCCATCGTGTGGGTGGACGCAGACATGAACGTGCGCGTCTACCCGCAAGAAGCACGTCAGATGGCAGTCATGTACGACTCAGATGACGACCGCAAGATCGTGAAGGCAACGAAGATGTGGCAGGACGAGAACACGCTGAAACTGCGTCTCAACCTCTACTACCCCAACGTGATTGAGAAGTACGTCACAAAGGAACCAGTCAAGGCGAAGGTGGTGTACGGGTTAGGGGACACTGCCACGTTGAAGGCAGATAACTTCATCCTCTACGACTCCCCCGTCAACAATCCTTGGGGTGAGGTGCCAGTATTCCACTTCATCAACAAGCGCCAGGCGCGACGTGGTTCCTCTGAGTTGGACGATGTGATCCCTCTCCAGGACGCGCTCAATAAGGCAGTATGCGATATGATGGTGGCAATGGAGTTTCAGGCCTACCGTCAGCGTTGGGCAACTGGTATCGAGGTCGAGGTTGACGAGCAGACGGGCAAACCTGTGAATCCACCGTTCAACGTGGGATCTGATCGCATGATGACCTCCCCTGATGAGAACACCAAGTTCGGTGATTTCTCGCAAGCGGACCTGGGACAGTTTACTGGGGTGCAAGAGAACCTGCGTACAGAGATCGCACGCGTATCAGGTACCCCAATGCACTACTTCTTTATGACGCACCGTGACTTCCCTTCGGGAGAGGCACTGAAGTCAGCAGAGGTGCGCTTCACGAAGAAGGTAAAGGACCGGATTTCGGCAGCGGAGGACGTCTGGGAGAACGTAATGACCTTCGCTCTCAAGTTGGATGCGACCACTGTTCCCGACGATCTCGACCTGAACCCCAAGTGGGCAGTTGAGACGTCACGTTCAGATAGTGAGATCATGGACGTACTCCTCAAGAAGAAGGCACTTGGCGTGTCGCTCACCCAGTTGCTGAAGGAAGCAGGGTATGATGACGACGAGATCGCGGCGATTATCGAGGAGCAGGCAGCAAATCAACCGCTTCTAGGTGTTCCGGCACCTGGAGCACACGGTGTCAACTTGAATCCAGACACAAATCCCCAAGGATCTGGGGGCGGAAACCCAACAGGAGGCCCAGCATCCGGGCGCACGTCCCAAACTCCCGGTCAGCAGGCGACTCTAACCAGGTCTCAGTCGGGTCAACGTCCTTTGACAGGTGGAAATGACTGACGAACTCGTATCTTTGGTCCCAGAGGTCGTGAATCTGGCGCTGTATGCTGGAGACGGGGTGGGTTTACGCCTGACTGTGAAGAAGGGCGACGGTACGCCCTGGAATCTCACGGGTACGGTGCAAGCGCAGATACGCCAGGACCGGATGGACACCCAGGTAGAGGAGTCCTTCGCGGTTGATCTGTCGCAAGGTGCCACAGGTGTCGTGGTTCTATCGTTGACAGGTGCCCAAACGACTGCTCTTGGTGGCGCAGGCCCCTTCGCTGGGTACTGGGACGTGCAGTGGACGGCAACAGGTGCTGAACCTGCAACGGTAGTGCAGGGCGCCGTAACCTGTATCCCTGACGTGACGCGATGATCGAGTCGACCATAGACCTCGAGGCGACTGTTGCACCTACGCAGCAGATCGTCACGACGGTTGACTCAGCGGATATCACCATCGCCTCAACGCTCGCGCCAGCAGGTCCTCCGGGTGCAACGGGACCCCAAGGACCCCAAGGACCTGCAGGATCGACTGGGGCATCGGGTGCTACTGGTCCTGCAGGTCCGACGGGTGTTGCTGGTACTCCAGGTGCTGCAGGTGCACCAGGTGCTACAGGTGCAACTGGGCCTCCAGGACCATGGACGCAAATCACACAGGCGGCATATACTGCTTTGCCTGTGAAGGACCCTAACACGCTCTACGTTATCGTCGGGTGACGCCACTTCTCAACACGGCAGATTCCCTGCGTCTTGGGGCGAATCCAGTATCTTCCGTGTACGCAGGGGCAACCAAGGTGTGGCCACCTGCGGTACCGTTTGACCCGTCGCAACTGCCAGGCCTCATGGTATGGTTGGATGCTTCGCAACTCGCGCTGGCAGATGGTGTTGCTGTGCCTCAGTTGAGCGATCGCTCATCCAACGCACGTCACGCCACTCAGGCGACTGGGTCCCTGCAACCGTTATGCAAGACAGGGCAACTCGCAGGTGGGCGTATTGTTAGGTTCGATGGTGTCGATGATTACCTGGTAACTGCTTTCTTCAACTGGCCAGCAGCGTACACGGTGATCTTGGTTGGCAAGGCGAATGATGCGGTGCCATCGCAAGATGGGTACTCTAACGCAGGCACAGCAACAGGCACAATCCGTAACTACCAGTTGCGTCAGCAGGATGCCTCCAGCGTTCAGTTCAGCGTCTTTGACACAGCGGCAGCAGGTTACACAGATGTTAGTCCTGCAGCACCTACCCAAACCTGGCAAAAGATCGCGTGTGTGCGTGGCGCGACAACTGTTGAGGTATTCATCCAGGGTGCCTCAAACGGGTCAACTGCGACTGCAGGTACGCCTGCGACTCCCAATGTGCCTTTGTATATAGGTGCCAGTAACTTTACGGCGCGTCCCGGAGCGGTGGATATCGCTGAGGTAATCGTCTACGATCATGCTCTCACACCTGCAGATCGTACACAGGTCGAGACCTACCTCCAAACTAAGTGGGGTGTATGACGACTTTCTTCCAGAGATTTGCACGACACAATGCTCCTTTCCTATCGAAGGCGCTACGTGCGCTCGCAGAACAACTGGAACACCTGTTCCCAGGATCGCCTACAATGGCAACGCCTGTAATATTCACAACAGAAGGAGAAACCGCAATGGGCATGATCTCAGTAGCAGATGACTCTGGTGCTCTTAGCGCCACAGTTACCTTCCTCGATGCCGAAGGCAACGTGGCAACACCCGATGACGTTCCTTCGTGGGCCTCTGACAACGAGGCATCGGCAACCGTGACGGCATCTGATGATGGCCTCACGGGCACGGTCGAGATCGGCGCACCAGGTGCTGCCATCATTTCTGTGACCACCGTCAACGACGACGGATCCGAGGTCACCTCGCAGGGCACGATCACCGTGATCGCCGGCAAGGCAGTCACTGGCGACGTGGAGTT